ATGCACAAAACACACGCTACAGAAGGCATCAGGGCTAAGGCTGAACTGGAAATGCTGTTGGCTGGCAAGCAACTGGTGATCACGACCACTCAGGACTTTCAGCAGACATTCGCACGATATTTGGCCGATGTTTACGTGATCCACCAAACGGGTATTGAATCAGTGTCGGAACACATGATCCAAGCTGGGTTTAACGTCCCTCAAGGAGACTGAGATGCAACCAAACTGGGTTGGCCAAATTAACGCACAACAAGCCAGAGCGATCATCATTCGCATGGCTTTGGCAGGTACAGTGACGGCACTGGGAGTTCTCAGCCAACACCTTGATTCTATCGTTGCGACCACCAGCCCTCTGGGTATGGCCTTGGCGTTTGGGATCGCTCAAACGATCATCTATCTCAACTCTGGCCAAACGCCACCAGCAAAGGGCTGACAGATGCGAATCGAAGAAGTGATCAACCCCGATTATGGATGGATCGTACCAGTTGCCCAGCTCGCCACCGATCAAGTGGTGAAAGGCAGTCCAATCGACCCGTCTATTCCGCAAACCATGTATGCGTTTGCCGCAATCATCTACGCAATTGCAGCTTATAGAAGGTCTTTGAGAGACCCAAAAAAGTGAGCAGTTTCCCGCCGCCTACCGTCTCACCGTCGAGATGACAGGCGAGACGGTTACCATTTTGTTGATGTCAGCAAAATGGTTGACAGATGTTCCCGAAATCTGTTTCGGGAACATATCTTAAGTCCCAGAAGGGTAAGGTGATCCTTGTTCGCAGAGTACACGATCTACGCAGTTCAGGCTTGTCAGTCCGGCCAGTGTCCAAAGCAGACAGTGACCACAACGACCACCCAAACCGTGACAGTCACAGAATCGCCAAAAACAGCCCCTGTAATCTTCCTCGCCCCTGAACGTCCAAAACGACGACTGGCACTGCCACGGCTCTTCCAAGGGCCAAAAGTGTTCGTCTGTGTGAACGGTGCGTGCAAATGATCAGCAAGATCATCATCCGCCTGTTGACTCCGATCATCGTGGAGGTGATCCGCGAGCTGCTTTCCAAGCTGGCCCAAGGTGAGCTGGTGAGCATCGACGAGGCCAGCGTCAAACTGGCCATGAATCAGCGTGAAGATTCCATCCAGTCGCAGCTCAAATCTGTCCAATGGGAGGTCGGACTTTGATCAGTCTTCTGGTCGCAGTTCTACTGGCACAACAACCTGTTCCCTCGACTCTGGTTCCGCCAGCAGCCGAGGAACGGGTAGTATTCTCGCACGCTGGATTTACCTACTTTGTGGGGAAGTCCAGCGGAAGTGTCATCGCCATCGAACAGGGTGGTGTTCGACCAGTCCCGCCACCAGTCCCTGACGACGATGAAAAGCCTCAGCCGGTCAGTGGTATCAAGTGGTTTTCGGTTGTTGTGGATGAATCCAAACCGGAGCAACAGGCATGGCGAACCGACCCAGAGATCCGCAAGTTACTGGAATCGCGTGGAATTCAGTACCGCTCATACATCGCAGGGGAGACGGACATCGACCGGCTAGGGTTTCAAACAACCGTTGGACAGATCGGTTTACCGACCGTCATCTTGCAGGATCAGGCAGGAAAGATCGTCAAATCTGTCAGTCCCAAGACCAAAGCTGACCTGATCCAGCTGGTGGAGGTGATCAAGTGATTATCACAGGCGATTGCATGGAGGTTATAAAAACGCTGGAATCAGGCACGATTGATGCTATCGTAACCGATCCACCATACGGGATGAATTACAAGTGTGATTCAAAGCGATTTTCGGGCGGGCAAAATAATGGGCGGATAAAATATGGGTACAAAGGGGTTAAATGGTCTCGGATTCTGAACGACAATAAACCTTTCGACCCGGCTCCGTGGCTGGCTTGGAAGAAAGTTGTCATGTTTGGGGTTAACCATTTTGGATCGAAATTGCCCGTTGGAACAACTCTGGTTTGGATTAAGCGGAATGAGCCAGCCTATGGAACCTTTTTATCTGATGCCGAGTTGGCTTGGATGAAGGGCGGCCATGGCGTTTATTGCTTCAAAGATATGAGCTATCAGGCGTCAAACCAAAGATTTCATCCGACCACAAAGCCAATCCCGTTGATGCAGTGGTGTATCCGAAAATTGAAGTTAAAGCCGGGGGCCACAATTCTCGACCCGTTCTGCGGTTCAGGCTCCACCGGAGTGGCGGCAATCCGTGAGGGGTTCAACTTTATCGGCATCGAACTGAATCCAGAATATGCCGAAATTGCAACGCGACGAATCGAACACGAACGCAGCCGCACACCACTGCTGGAGGTGATCAAGTGACTAACTTGCTTGGCTGGGTGACTCCTGACGGCGAGATGAGATATCTGGGCAACCATGAGTCCACGCTCATGCTGGCCACGGGCAAGCAGTTACCGGATATTCCAGAGTCTGAATGGAAAGAATTCGATCTTCGTGACGATCTTACATATCCGATCAAGATCAAGGATCAAAACGGTAAAGGGGCTTGCAATGGCCATGCAGCGGCATCCAGCTTGGAAATCGCTCGTTACGTTTCTGGTGCTGCTTATGTCCCTCTCAGTCCTTGGCTCGTCTATGCTGATCTTTGCAATGGTTGGGACGTTGGCTCAAATATCGCAGAGGCTCTTGTCTACCTTGAAACCAAAGGCACTTGCACTGAGTCGCTGGTTCCGTATGGGGTTATTAATCCTTCACGGATTCCTGAGCCAGCCAGAAATGACGCCAAGCGGTTCAAAGTTGAGATCGGCTATAGGCTCAACACATTCAACGATTTATGTATGGCCGCCCAACTCAGAATGCCATTTAACTTTTCTGTCCCAGTCAACGCCAATTTCAACATGCTTGACAAGGATGGAGTCCCAGGCAATCGAGCTGGAACACATAACCACGCCGTCACAGGTGGCATGGGAATGAAGCGATTGCCGAGCGGAAAATGGGCCATTTTGATGCAGAACTCATGGGGAACCCAGTGGGGCTGGAACGGCTACTGCTGGATTACCGAGAGGAACGTGGAAGGCCGAGGATGGGATGCCTACTGCGTAAGTGCTACTGTTGCTGACCCAAACAATTTACCTCCAGTGTTTGCATAAATCGCACCATTGAAACGCAAAACACCTAAGAGCAGGCTCGACGCCATGCCAAGCGGCACGGAGTTGGAGCGTATTGCCCGCCGGATCCTCACGGAGCTGGGCAACAACGTGGCAAAACCGTGGCTGGCGATTTACGACCGTAAGAAGGAAGCCGATCCGTTTACGGCTCCGATTGATATGGCCGCTGAATTTATCCCAATTATTGAGGCATGGATCGACGAGTCTGGCCGGTCCTTTCTGGTTTCACTGGGCCAGCAGGATGCAGATCAATGGCTGGTTCGTGCACCAGAAGTGATTGAGGCCGCACGCAACGCCACGCTGGACCTCTGCCAGGAAACGATCGACCAGTTCACTAGCGATACACTTCGCACTCTTGAAGGTATGCGGATGGATATCGCAGCCTCCATTGAGGCTGGCGAAACGGCTGGAGAATTGACGAATCGAATCAGCACCTGGGTGAAAGACAATGCACGCTGGCGAGCACGCCGCATTGCAATCACCGAATCGGCACGAGCCTATAACACCGGCCTGACAAGTGCTGCCGAGGGGCTGGACTTTATCACCGGTTGGGAACTGCTCCTGTCTGGTGACGCCTGCCCGATGTGTCAAATGATCTTTCGATTATGCCCGGTCATTCCCAAGGGCGGAACCTTTGGCACGAACGGCAAAAACAAGACTTACAAAGACCTGAAGTTCCCGCCCTTTCACCCTGGTTGTCGGTGCTCGCTCTTGGAAGTCTTTGAAGACGAGATGCCAAAGGATCTGAAACCACCGGTCAGGCCGGGTGATAACGGCTACCTGCAACCGACTGAAGCGGACTACGCAGCCGCTGAAGAAGGTGGTTATCTATCGGTTGCAGTTGGGAACGCGAAATCATTCACAAAAACGGGCCGGATATTGGAGGCTGACACATGATCACTAAATCGACCGATTCCGGCATCAAGGCAAGCGATACAGGCGGGTTCGTGGGCTATGCTGCCCGCTTTCTCAATATCGACCGCCAAGGCGATATCATCCTGCCTGGTGCTTTTCAGAAGTCGATTCAAGACTTTATGGACTCAGGTGGTTTGGTTCTGTCCGACCACGAAAACAAGACCTCTGCTGTGATCGGCACGCTGAACGATGCGACTGAAGACCGATCTGGTCTGAAAGTGGACGTGACGTTTTCCGCCACAAAGGCCGGTCAGGATATCCGCACCCTGCTCAGAGAAAAAGCGGTGCGGAAAATGTCAATTTCATTTCTGGCCAGACAGCCAGAACGATTGAGCAAAAAGCAGGTCTCAGAACTTTGGGACCGGTACGGTTATAAACCAAATGCAACTCAAGTCAGGCTCGCCGAAAAGGGTGCGAACCTGATCAAAGAGGTATCGGAGATTATCGAAGTCTCAGTGGTGCCGATCCCGGCCAACTCAGACGCCTCGATTAT